TCTTGGTCCATCATGTCCGCCCATGACATTCCTTCCATTTTCAATTGGGGCAAAAGTTAAAGGCCCTTCCTCTTTAATTTTGCTCATTTCTGCCATGAAGAGTTGATTGACATCCATGTCAGTCAATGCTTCGTAGTCAATCACAGAGACTGAGGTTCCTGCCATTGGCATTACATTACGATTGATATTGAACACCTCTTCATCAATCTCATCCATCACTTGCAGGTACTCCACTATCCTACCTTTGTCTGAGCTTGTTTGTGCTAAGACAACCTCAAAGTTTACATCATTTCTGAAAAATCCTGTGCAGTCCCTATCAGTCAGGGATGGCAGCCTGTAATTGTAAAACCAATCTTCATTGCTCATGATCCTTGACAACCTGATCCCCCTGAACCAAAATGATTCATCAAATCTAGCTCCTTTAGGGCAGCTTGCAGGATAATAGTTGCCAGGAAAATGGCATAATGTGGCCGTCCTTTCATCTCTCTGCTTCAGTGTAACAAACACAGCTCCTGTTTTCTCATTTGTGTCACTAACCACTTTAAATGAATCCAGATCCTGCAACCTTAGTCTCTTATACGCTGGACTGATGATGATGTTTAGGCAGTTGTGTGGTGCTCCCTTACTATATGCCCAATCCAGCCGCTTGCCAGATGCTGTCAAGTATAAATCACCACGCATGACTCTTCGGTTTGTGAAGAAGTTTGCTCTTTCAAATCCTAAAAGGCCGCACAATTCATTTAGAGACATAAGCAAGGTCTCATGGTCAACCACCTCTCGACACAGGAGAGAGTGTCTACCATTTTTTATCAGCAAATTGAAAGTGTTCTTGCCTGCATTTACAAGCATTTCAAGATCCCCAGACCAAGAAACATTGCCTCTTGAATCGATTTGTCTCTTTTGTTTCTTTAGGTATGTGTAATTCAGTGTGTTCCATGAAAGCAGCTTTTCTTTCAACTCATCAGCCGGTAGAACTTGAGTCGCAAGGTAAATGATGACTTTCTTTGTTTGGAAGTCAAAACCAGCAAGGCTTCTGATAGTTCTAATTGTTGTTTGACACCATGAAGCTAACAATGTGTTTCCGAGCCAGGTCGAACTTAGTATTTCTGAGGGTCCTGTCAAGAGACCCTGAGACTCCATCAACTTTAAATTGCAGCAAAACTTTAATGTCTCTATCTTAAAGTCCTGTCTGTTGGCAAGCTGATATTCTTCGGGGTCTATCCCTAGATCTACGACCATCTCATTGTTTGGCAGGTGACTGAATCTTTTCAAGGAGATCAAAGTGTTGTGAAGAGACTGAGTACTTGGACCGTTGGCGAATGCCTGAATTTTAGATGTCTGTGAATTTTTGTAGATTTTAGTCATGTAGAAGAATAAATCCATTGGTCTCACATGTTTTTCTCTGCACTCTGACAGGAAGTTATCATAACTAGACAAATCAAAGTTCAGCAAACTCCTAAACTCATTCACATCCTCCTTTGAGGAAAGCTGAGAGAGCCCGAATGAGGTTTCCAGAATGGATTTTAGGGAATTATTGAAATTGTAATTGAAGTTGTTGACAACCCAGGTTCTAACAGCTTGTGAAAACTTTTTCCCTGATTCTCTTTTTAGGCCAAACTTCCCAACAAATTGCTTTATGACTTCAAAAGAGTTCTTTTGAGGAAAGATTACATTGAGCATAGAGTCAACTGGGAAGTTTGCTTCCTTTGCTTTCAGAAGGCCCCATTTGAGAAACTCCGAGTAAGTGACCTTGACTGGGTCTTCCAGCTCTTCGGCCACCCCTAATGTTAAATCCACAGCTTGGGTCCCATTGGGCTTCCTCATCTCCC